TTTTTCCAGCTCATTGATGCACGTTATGAAAAACGTAGCACGATTTTCACAACGAATGTGAACTTCAAATCATGGGACGAAATTTTTCCTGAACCGAAATTAGCGAATGCGATATTAGATCGTATTTTACATCACGCAAGCGTTGTCACAATCGTTGGTGATTCATACCGATTAAAGCATCATTTAACCTCGGAAAGCGAGTAATTTTGTACATCCTTAAACGAGCGAAAATGTACATATTGGTGTTGACATTTATATTTTGTCCACCATTCAGTAAAATCGTGGCATGAGTATGTCGTAAACCATGAAAAGTAATTTTAGGCTCGCCATCATCGTTTAATATACCAGCCTTGAACATAGTATCTCTAAACAATTTATGAATAGCCATACCATGTATTGGGTTATTGAATTCAGTGATAAATATAAATAGTTGATCGTCAAATGACTTACCATGCTTTAATAAAATTTGTTTACACCATATTTGATATTTTTTGAGCTGGTCAATCACAAGATTATCAACTAAAATTTTTCGGTAACTATTTTTAGTTTTAGGGGTGCGTGTACCTTTTTCATCTCGTGTACGTTCAATGGTAATCGTGTTGTTTTTAAAGTCTATATTTCGCCATTGTAAGCCGCAAGCCTCGCCTTTTCGCATACCTGTATAGACGGCTACTAATAAAAAAGTATAGTTTGTAATGTTTTCATACTTTTTTGCTACATCAAGGAATTCATTTAACTCCGCAATCGTTAAAAAGTTATTCGTTTCTTTCGTCAATTCAGCCTCGTTCTTTATAACAACTTTCGTGAAGCGATTACGTGTAAGTAATTCTTCTTCAACAGCTGCATTAATAGCAATTTTAAAAATTGAGTGGAACAAATTAACGGTACCAGGTTTAAATTTTTGTTCTATTTTATCAATGAAAACCTTTTGATACGTTATTCGGTCTAGCTTTTGGAGTTTAAAGTGACCAAGTAGTGGCTTTAAATGGTTTTTAACTGTTAATTCACGTTGCTTCATTGTGGTAACTTTCCACTTGTTTTTATTCATTTCAAGCCAAGCATCAAGCCATTGCGATATAGTTATGTTATCATTTTCTATAAGTTTCGTTTCACCACGCAGCGTTTGAGCCTTCACTTCAAAAAGGGCTTGAATAGCTGCTTTTTCTGTTTTAAAACCACTTTTTTTCTTCTCTTTCCGTTTACCTGTTAATCCATCATGATACTTGTGGCGGAACATCCACAATTTTTCACCTTTATTATTGAGGTAGGAATAGACTTCCTTTTCTTTTGTTGATTTAACTAATTCCAATTCATTTACAATCCCTTCATCGCTTTTGGTGAGCATGTGTGTAGGGATGATTTTAAAATTTAATCTAAATCGTATTCAGAATACGGATCAACATCAATCATAATTTTTCCGTTTTCAATTGCATCTTTTAACCTTTTTTTGTATTGAACTCTTTCTTTTTGAAGTTCTTTAAATTCGTTTTCAAGTTCTGATTCTTTAGGATAATTTTTTTCTTTGCTTTCAAAAAGATGGATAAGCATTTTTATTTCATCACTAGTCAATTTATGACCACTAATATAAAAACCTTCTATTTGGTTATTTAGAAAATCTTCAATTTGTACATATTTTCGTTTTCGAAACCTATTAACTTTATCATAAAAAATAAATTCTTTATTTTGCTTGTTAAAATATTCTTCTTCTTCTTCTTCGGGTGTCATTGAATCAAACTGTTCTTTCTGTTCAAGGTAATCTTTGTATTCAGCATCGGTATATAAACCAGAAGCCCATGATAATAGATAAAAGTCTATATCGAGTACCCTTTTAATTTTATGGATTATGTCATAAGAAGGATTTCTTTTACCGTTTTCAATTTGTGATAAATACGGTTGTGATACTTCTGTTAATTCAGCAAGTTTGGAGATAGAAAGCCCCTTTAACTTTCTTTCATTTCGAATTAATTCACCAGCAGTCGGTTTATTCACTTCATTCACTCCTAAAGTATTATTTAATAACTATTCTAATTGCATCTTATTGCAAATGCAAATTTATTTATCATTGCAAACTATTGCAATCGATTTCTTCTCATGTTATATTTTTATTGCAATCTATTGCAAGTGGGTTTCGCAAGAAATATGCGATTATCAAATTGAAGAAGAAGGTGAAATCAGTGATTCCAACAAAGGTTGAGATTTCAGTTGATGAAAAATTTATTAAAGATGAAATAAGACGCCAAATAGACGCATCAATGATTGCTCAATTATGGTACTGTGATGCAATTAAAATTGCGGAATTGACTTGCTTATCAGTTCGTTTTCTAGAAGAGCATGTGTTTTCAGATGTACGTATGAAAGCAATTGAAATTAAGAGAAGCAGAAAAAGATTGTGGAAAGCCGAAAAGGCGCTAGAAGTAATCGAACAGATTTTCCAAGAATGGTAGAAAAATAAGAATGCTTTGGTGAGCATGTGTGTACAGGATTTAACAACAATGTCATAGCAACAAGGCGGTGAAAATGTGGCAATAAAAGAGAAAGAACAAATATTACTAGTTGAAGAAGAACATATACCACAGGAAATAAAGCAGCGTAGACAATTCGTTCTGTGGAGGGCGGTATTCAATGAGGAAACTCAAAAGTTCGATAAACTACCTTTTCAATCAAATGGTTCTCCAGCAGATTCAACAGATTTAGCAACCTGGGGAGATTTCGAAACCATCATGCAAGTGTATAACGAAGGTGACCACAAAGGCGGTCAATATGATGGAAGTGGATTCGTCCTTTCAGATGCAGACAAATACGCGGTTATTGATATAGATGGATTAGAGGACACTAACAATTTAGATGCATTAGCAAGTGAAATAACCTCAATGTCATATGCAGAAATTTCTCCATCAGGTGAAGGAATACATGTGTGGGTGAAATATAAACATGACAAAATAAGGCACAAAAATAAAGATGCTAAGACCGGTTATGAAATTTATGATCAAAAAAGATATATTTCGATAACGGGTCAAGCAATCAACAATTTGCCTATTAATGAAGGTGGTCCGGAATTAAATGCTTTTCTTGATAAGGTGCTAAAACGTGAAAAGCATATTAATCCACAAATAAATAATGGACAAACAGGTAAGGCAGCACTTCCAGAAGGTGAAATTATTAAGCGCGCATTAGCTAGTAAGAATAGCGATCGATTTATGAAGTTTATGTTTGGAGGTTGGGAACAATTATTTGGCTCTCAATCAGAAGCAGATATGTCGTTCGCAAACGCGTTATCATTTTGGTGCAATAAAGATTTTGTGGTAATGGAATCGATATTTCGAAAAAGTAGTTTGATGCGAGAAAAATTTGACCGTCCGCAAAACGGAGTAACTTATGGTATCGAATTATTAAATAAAGCAATTGAAGAATGTGAAGATACTTTTACTTTAGAAGAAAAACCTCAAAAACAATTTGATTGGTTTGCAAAAAATGCTAATGGTACAACAAGTTTTTTACATCATGTATTAGGTAAAACGGTTTTAAAAGATTTCCATGTGAAGCGTTATCCTAATGCGCATGGCTCTCTTTATTTTTATAACAATAATAAGGGTGTTTACGAAGAAGATTCAACTGGCAGAGTGGTAAAGGGCATAATTCGTAGATATGACGAAACATTAAAAAGTACACAAATAAATGAAGTTTTTAAATATATCGAAGAAACTTGTCCAATCGTAAGGGAAATAGACTCTAATTATGTTGCGGTAGGAAATGGGCTGATAAATTTTCAGGATAAACGATTAGAACAATATAATCCTAAAATTTTCGTTACACAAAAATTTCCTACAAATTATGTTCCAACGGCTTATGATTCATTTGTAAATGAAACATTAAAAAAGGTTACTGAAAACTATCAGCCGAGTATTGAAAATTTAATTGAGATGTTCAGTGCTGTATTATACCCAGACATCTTAATCAGCAAAATGTGGTATCTCTATGGGAAATCTGCAGCTAACGGCAAAAGTTCAATATTGAACATGGTGCAAAAGACGTTTAATAAAGATGGTGGGAACATAGCTTCCATCAGCCCCCATAAACTTTCGACAAATAACTTTGCAAGTGCTGCAATGTTTGGGAAAGCGGCTTCGATTACAGATGATAATCCGGATTTCGTTATCCAGGACAGCGGAGAGTTAAAAAGCATCATCACTGGAGGCATCATTTCTATAGAAAAAAAGGGCCACGATCCGATTAGTGTTCGTATGACAACGACTTTAATTGTGGCTAGTAATCACTTGCCTTCATTTACTGAAAACGGTCGGGCTATTAGTAGACGATTGCACATCATCGAATTTAATCATAATTTTAGCAAGGATAAAGACTGTTTATCAGATGTTGAGACACAGCGTTTTATTAGTTCTCAATCGGCTCGTGAGTATGTTATGAGATTAGCGGTAGAAAAATTGTTTACTATGCTAGGTAATCCAAGTGCAGAAAAATTAACGCCTAATCCTAAATGTGAAGCTATCCTGAATGCATTCGAAGAACAAAACGACATTTGGGCGGATTACTTTTCAGAGTTCAAATTGGATTATTTTAATGAGTTTGAAGGAGTTAGGGTGATCAGAGATTATAGCGAATGGTGTAGAGATAATATGATTGTTCCTTTATCTAATCAAAAATTCAAAGATTTAGTTTGTACAAGATTAGATGTTGAGTGGAAAGACAAGCAATGCATCATTAACGGGGAAAAGAAAACTCGTAAAGGTTTCAAATCTAAAAGCGCAAGAAATAGCGCAAGTGGTTTTAAGTTAGCGGACCCTTGATATTAAAGGGTTTTTGTAAAATCATAAAACAATTCTTGCGCTTTTTACCCTCTAGAAAACCTTTATATAGTGTGTGTGAATATTAATATGACATACACCCTTATATATTTTATTTAAGTTTAAGCAAGAAATATATATAAGTAGTAAGAACGTTGTTAAATCAATGTTTTGTAGAGCAAGAAAAGAGCAAGATTATCGCAAGAGTGAATAAAAAATTGCGGAAGATAAAATTTTCACTAGAAAAGGAGTAAAGCCGATGACATTTAAACAATGGTTAAAACAATACGTCAACGATGATTCACCGATTGGGGATTTAGCAAGAGATAACGAATTAGATCCGTATTTTCCAAATACCAACTCGTACAATAAGATGTACGATTATTTGCTTTCGCAAAATGCGAGTTATTTATGTTTACAGTCATTTGAAAAAGCATGGCATTTATACAAAAACGGAGGAATAAAAATGTCATTCAAAAATTGGCTTGTAAATTCTTCAGATTATAGTAAATACGGTTGGTTAACAGTGGATATTGAAAATGATAAAACATTTCCAAATACCAATAATTATTTTGAAATGTTTAATTATCTTGTTAAAAATAATGCTGGTGAGATGTCTAAACGATTATTTAAAGAAGCCTGGGAGGAATACAACAATTGAGATTCGAAAAAACGATTATTGGGGTGTTTATACATGCGAAATAGTAAAGCGAAACTAGATAGATTTAAGCGAATTTTTTCAAATATTACACCGGAACAGAGTGCTTCATTAATTGTGCAAGTATCAGGCATCATCCGACGAGCAACAGCACCTGGGCAAAAATATTACTTTTTAAGTGTGGATCCATGTCCGATTTGTGGTAAACGTCACGACTATCACCATATTACGAAGGAAACATTAGAAGAAAGCCATGTAATTAATCCATTTTATTATCATGATGTTCGTACGGCTAGGTGTTACGAGGAAAGAGTATTTACAAAGGATCAAATTCAAGCAGGATACAAAATTCCTTCAATACATGTATCAGTGGATTTAACTACACCAGAACATTGCGATATTGTCAGGAAAATCATTAAAGATGAATTCTGATAGGGGGATGCATGATATGCAACGTTTAGAAAAATATGAAGTAGAAGTACTGGAAAACTATTGGACTAACTTCGAAGAGAACAAAAAGCGAATGTATCATCGCGAATCTGAACTTTCACAATCAGATGCAAATCCTGCTGAAGATGCTTTTATACAAAGATACACCACTATCACCAATGCCATCGAGCAAATTTACAGCGAATTAGACGAAGATTTAAAAACTATCGTTGAAATGAGGTACTGGAACCCAAGTGGCGTAATTGAAGATTGGCTAATTATTGCGGATCGTCTGTATATGTCCAGAAGTAAGGTATTAAAGAAAAGTAAATGGCTGATTGAAAAAACTGCTGCACGTATTGGATGGGTTTAATTGAAAAGAAAATATGCTGCATGTTATGTAAGGTTTTTATAGAATAACAATGAAACAAGGTAGGTGCTGAACATGTATGAATGGTTAAAGGATTATCGAAAGCTTGAAGAACAAATTACTTACCTTGAATACAATCTCGATAAAACAAAACGTGAATTAACACGTTGGGAAAATGTAAATGACTTAGGTAAGTACAAGCTTGAAGCTAAATCATTAGGTGCAAATGTAGAAGAAAAGATAGAAGCAATCGAATACGAATTGGCTCATAGATTAAATGACCTTCATGATTTAAAGAAGCTTATTAGCACATTCGAAGGCCTTGAATACAAAATACTATATCGTAAGCATGTGGAAGGCAAGACACTCGAAATGATTGCTTGTGAATTAAATTACAGTACAAATTACATCAAGATGAAACATGCCAATATTATGCGTATGATGCAGTACGCTGAAAAAGTATCATCTAAGTAATGTATTAAAATAGTACCTTACTATCTAGTGGCTGAATCTATTGAAAATCCGTTATATGATGGTAATGTGATAGTTAAATCACTAGCAAATCCCCTAGGAGGCCTTACTATTTTTTGTAAGGTCTTTTGTTTATCTTTCAAATGGCTTACAATTAAATAAAACTTTAGATATTGAGGACTATTATGGAAAAAAGATCTGAAAAATTTAAAAAAATCAACCCAAAAAGTATAGGTAAATACTATTTTTTAATTGGAATCTCTATTGCATTTTCAATAATATCTTCTAAGTGGGCTATAACACATAACGCTGTTTTATCTAATGTTTTTGAAATATATTCACCATTTGAAATGATATTGTTAATAGTGGGTTTAATATTATTTATTGAAGGAATCTACTATTATAGTAAACCAAAGAATATGAGTTTTATTATTTTCTTGCCATACATTAATATATTCGCATTTATTTGGTACTTTTACTCATTTAATAATAATAATAGGCTTCTTGCGGAATTAGATAGTTTTACTTTAATTACTTTCTTGTTTTTAATATGGATATCAGTTTTTTATGAGCTTTTTAAGCTCTGTAATGCGATAAAAAAAATCATAAAGAACAGCTCAAATGATAGTAAAGATAGATTGTCTATAGTAATTACTGTAATCGCAACTATTATATCAGCAATCGCATTATTCAAATAAAAAGCGCGTTCGCTTGTACGTGTATTTCGGAAACAAGTATGAGAGGCTACTAAATTGGTAGTCTCTTTTTATATCAGATTTGTATTATTGGCACAACATTCCATTTGCCATATGATAAATAGGTAGATGGGAGGTGGTATATATGTCAGAAGAATATATTCTTGAAGATATAAAAAAATGGAAAGAAGAATTAGAATCAAGGATTGAAGAATTATATAACATACTTAATAGTAAATCTAAACAAATGGAAATTTTGTCAACAAGGATGAAAATTATTGAAGTATCATCTAGAAAATTTTCGAATCCTGAAAAATACTGGTTAAAGTATGGACAACCATTAAAAGACGAATACAATTTGTTAAATGAGGATTTGGCAGATTCTAAGGATTTAAAGGAACAGAATGAATTAAAAGCATTATTACAAAATGTAAATCAATATATTTCAGAAGTAGCAAAATAAAGTTGAGGTCACATCTAAAAAGGTGTGGCTTTTTATTATTGCTTAACACAATCAATGAGTATTACATTCATAGGAGTGTAGTCTTTATATTGCTCTCATGATACTATCAATTTAGTAAATTATGGGGGTATTGTTGTGAGTAAAAACGAGAATTTATTAGTGAAAGTTTTAATTGCATTGGCTGGATTAACAATTGGTGTAGTAGTAGTTCTTACTATTATTGCGTTTCAAATAGGTGTTGATGAACTTGAAAAACCAAATAAAATTGCTATTATTAGTGGTTTGTTAAGTATGTTTGGTGGAATTGCAGGGGCATTTGGCGCATATGCTGTTGCAACTTATCAATTGAATAAACAAATTGAACACGAAAAGAAAAAAGAAGAGTTGCTTTATTTAGAACAAACTAAGAAAACATTAAAAAAATTAGAATTTCTAAATGATTATGCTATAAATTTCATCGCAGAGTTTGTAAAAGATTTTAATAAACAATATAACGAAGAAATAGATTTCAAATTAAAATCATCTGAGACTTCTATGTTATGGATTGTAAAAAAAATAAATAGTGTCAATGATGGATTGTTAAATGAAATATTAATGCTTGATTTTTTAGCGCTGAATCATCTGATGAATCATACTTATAATGAAATAATAGTTTTTAATAATTTACCTATAGAACAGAAGTCACATAATTTACCTGGTTTAATTCAGATTATGCATGAATTAGAAAAGGATTTTATTGATTTCGAACAGTATGTAAAAGAACAATTAGAAGAATTAGAGAATCGGAAAGTTATTAAATATTAACTTATGTCACGTTCATACGAGCGTGGCTTTTTATTATGCTCTGGTGCATGGTGAATCAGACCTATATCGGACGGTGGTTCATATTGAACTATCGTCTTTTATTTTGCCTTGAAGACTGTATCAAACAGCCATACAAATAATGACGGACTAGTTTACGAGCAAAAAAGTAACTCAGGAACATTAGATACCTAGGAGCGCTAGCATGTACTAGTAACCGATATGGCAGAGTTTGATGCAGTCTTGAAGATATAAGAAAGGATGATTGGATGGATAAAGAAGCAGTTTTAAAACCATTAGAACGATTAATCACTTTATTATCTAATACCGAATATGAATCAGAAGCATTAGAAATCAAAAAAGAAATAGAATCTATATGGGATGAAGAAGAGTTTCAATTTTATGCTAATAATATTTGGGATTAATCCTAAGTCGAAAGCTAAACAGACTATAAAAGCTAATGAGCATCTACTATGAATTGTGGAGGGATGAAGGGTGATTGTAAAGCAACAACTAAGAGACTATGAAAAGTAAAAAGAGGCTTGTCTCAAAAGTAATTAAAAATGACTTTTGAAGACAGCCTCATATTCTTTAAAGGACATTCTATTTCGGAATGCAGGGATTTAACTTTCTAATAAGGACCTATTTTAAAAATTAAAGTAGGCGATTTACAATCCTACTGCTCTAAATTGAAAATCAACTTCATGACCTTTTGCATCAATGCTGTAAGAGTAATCACCAGAACTTAAATATTTTGTAAGTTCTTTATGACCGTTACCCTTAATTGTTTCATTAACTATAGGAGTACTTGATCCATCTTTATAAACTTTAACTGTAATAGTTACGTTACCTTTATTTTTAATATACATTCTAACATCTCGACCACTATCTACTTCAAATGCGCCATTGTAAAAACCATCTTCTGTAGTTTCTTTGTCGTCTACTAGTAGATCAATTGCTGCCATTTTAGTCATCACAGGAACAGTATTAGTAATATTAGCTTCACTTGCACTTGCACTTGTAATATCACCTGCAAATCCAAAACCTAATGTTAAAGCAGCTACCGGAACTACAATTAATTTTTTCATACTTTTACAACTCCCTTTGATTTTTATTAGTAGGATTTTATTATAAATCTTACTAAATATTACAATACCATATTTTTGGTAAATATCAAGTAATTTTCCTTTTTTGAAAAATAAAGTTGTTAGATTATCGGATATTATGCCTTGAGAGGTAGTGAATGGTATGAGCAGACCAAGATATAAACTTAGTAAGTTTCAAATAGTAGGTGACGATGAAGGAATGGCGGTTGCTGATTGCGAGATTATATACGACGGAAAAACAATTCCATTTAAAAAGCCTCTTAGAAAAGAAAATAAACATGATGTGGATTTACTTCTAGCTATAGATAAATTTGTTTGTAAAGAGAACTTTAATCAGGAGGTATGAACAATGAAAAGCGAAATTGTCTGTGATGATTGTCAAACCCAAATAACAATCAACTTACAAGAATACGAGCATCCAGCACATAAGTTCAAAGGTTACGTTGTCGAAACATATTTCAAATGTCCGCATTGCCAAAAGAAATACATTGCTTTCGTTACAGATAAAAAAGCACGTATGATGCAAAAGGAAATAAGACAGTACCATCAATCAATCATCAAACGTGATTACTCAGGACTTACTGAAGAAGAATACAAAGCTGAAATCGATAAGCAGTACGCAGTATTGAATGGTATGAAACAAAAGCTGAAGGTTCGGATGGATGAGCTTAAAGCACAGGTGCTAGAGATACAGTGAGGAACAATTGAAGAATTAAATACTTGAAGGCATCTGAATAACGGGTGTCTTTTTATTATGCAAATAAATATAAATTGTGAAGGGTGAAGAGGTAATGAGAGAAACAGGAATGGTTATTGAGTGCGAAGGTCGACAACATAAATTCTTATTAGGATTGACTGATGATGGTTATCGTCGCGAATGTCCTACTTGTAGCAAACCTTTATTGCAACCACGAAATGCCAATAGTGCAAATGAGATATATGGAATGAAAACTATTGGTCAAGCTTGGCGAGAGAAAGGTAAAGAACAATCTAACAAACGCAAATCCCTAAATATCGAAGTTGATATAAACACAGACAAAATGCAATTAAAGTTACGAGCAATCGAAAAGCATATAGGAGCATTGGCTGATGAGTTGGATGCTATTGATAACAGATGGGAATGTCCAAGATGTGGTGAGAGTAATTACAACGATTACCTTGTAGATGATATTTTAGAGCAACGTATATGTAAAGGATGTAATCATTCATACACGGGTGAGGATATCTTAGCTGATGAACTACCAACACGATTAGAAGGCAGCGACTAACAACCATGCAGCAATACAAAACAAAGCAAGAACAAATCTCCTTCTATAAATCATCCAACTGGCAGAAGCTACGACTCGAAGCGCTTGAACGTGATAACCACGAATGTGTATGGTGCGCTCGAGAAGGTAAAGTCACAACCAAACACGATGCTGTATTAGAAATTGATCATATCCAGGAGATTGAATTTCATCCAGAACTTGCACTTGAATTAGATAACCTACGCACATTATGTAAAGCTTGCCACAATCGCAGGCATAACAGATTTGATGGTAAAGAGAATAAATGGAATGACGAAAGGTGGGAGTGAATTGGAAGTATGGAAGACAATTGAAGGACATAATTATGAAATATCAAATCATGGTAGAGTTAGGAACAAAACTACAAAGAAGATAAGAAAGTTAGAACTTCACGATGGCAAGTATCTTCGAATTAAATTAAATAAAAGAAATTATAGAGTCCACCGTTTGGTTGGGCTTTATTTTATTTCTAACCCAGAAGACAAACCAGAGATAAATCATAAAGATGGAAACACGTTAAATAATCATATTGATAATTTAGAATGGGTAACAGCAAAAGAAAATACTATGCATGCTATCAAAACTGGTTTAATAAAAAGGTTAGATCGCGATACAGTAATTAATATTTATTATGATTTCTGGGTTAGACATATGTTTATGAAAGAAGTTATAGAAAAGTATAACGTGACAAAAAATGTTGCAGAATCAATTAAATATAAAACTGCTTACAAAGATATCTTATCTAATGTAAAACTTCAATTAGTTATAGATAAATAATACCCCCCACCTTTTAGGTTTTGGGATATATAAAACCCCAGGGACCGGCGTGGGGTCAACTGTCTGAAAATATTTAGAAAATAACCTTCACATTAGGGAGGTAGGGGGGAGGGGTTAGATGAAAAAAGTGAATCTTGATGATTTAAAAGATCAGCTACTAGCTAGAGTCGATGAAAATGATTTACTCGAAGTAAAGAAGGTAAATAATTTAATTCGCCTGTATGAGCTCGATGCGAAGTGTGACGATGTAATTGATCGTGACGGTGTGAGTATTACTATTGAAAATGGTAAGCAGCGTTTTACAAAAAGCCATCCAAGCATGAACGAGAAGATGAAAATTAACGCTCAAATTATCGCACTCGAAAAGTCGATTAAGTTTAAGTTAAAAGCGACTACCCCTACCACTACATCAACTGTGGAAGGGGAAAAGCGTGGTAGTTTAATTTGATTAGTTACAGTTACGTCAATGAATATATTCGTCAGTGGCGCGATGGCGAAATCATTTTAAACAAAGAACGCATCTTGCTCATTGAATGGCTTGAAAAAGATATTCTGAAGATGGATGATATCTATTTTGATAGTAAACACATCGAACAATATATCCAGTTCACTGAAAAATGGTACTTCAAGTTAGAGTCGTTTCAAAAGTTTCTTTCTTGTTTTGTTTTTTTACGTTACAAGGAAACAGATGACTTAGTATTTGATGAACACTTTTATTACATGGCTCGTGGAGCTGGTAAAAATGGTTTTATTTCATCGTTGTCTAATTACTTTATTAGTGAATTGCATGGAATCGATTTTTACAATGTATCAATTGTAGCCAACAGTGAAAAACAAGCTAAAACTTCATTTACTGAAGTTTACAATGCGATTGATATGAATGATGATTTGAAGTCATATTTCAAACATCAAAAAGCTGTTATTGAATCGGTAGACACAAAAGCTATTTTTCAATTCCATACATCAAATGCAAGTACGAAAGATGGTTTGCGTGATGGTTGTGTTATTTATGATGAAGTACACGAATATGAAAATAACGATGTAGTAGATGTATTCTCGGGTGGTCTCGGCAAAGTGCGAGACAGTCGGGAATTTTTTATTGGCACTGATGGGTTTGTGCGTGATGGTTTCATTGATCGTTTGAAAGAACGTGCAATGAGCATTTTGAATCGCGAAGTATCAGTAAGAGAAGACTCGTTATTCCCATTTATGTGTTGCATTGATGATGAAGAAGAAATGCATAATCCAGATTTGTGGCAAAAGGCAAATCCACAGTTTCATCCGCCATTAAGTAATTATGCCAAAATTTTATTTAAGAAAGTGATGAAGCAATACAAGAAGCTCGAAAACGATTCATCGGGATATGAAAATTTCATTACAAAACGTATGAATTTACCAAAAGTAGATTTAGAAAAATCGGTTGCATCGTGGGAAAAAATTGTAGCAACTAATCAAGAATATGATTTAACTCAATTGAAAAATAGAGAGTGTATTGGTTCTGTAGACTATGCTTCCATACGAGATTTCGTAGCATGCGGATTAACATTTCTTAAGAACGAAGCCTTTATTACGCCAAAAGAATTGACTTATTCGTATGTTTGTAAGCCGTTTGCTGATAAGCATTACGCATATAGCAAGCAAAAAGCAGAGGGCAACAATAAAAAAGACCATCGTAAATTTGCACCTATTAGAAAGTGGGAAGAGCAAGGGTTATTAAAGGTCTTGGACAAAGAATCGATGGATCCTCATATTGTTGTTAAATGGTTTGTTGATAAGCAAGCTGAAGGTTGGAACATCAAGAAAATCATTGGGGATAGTTTCCGAATGGAGATATTAAAACCATTGTTTGAAGCAGAAGGATTCGAAGTTGAAGTTATTCGCAATCCTGATGCAGCAAGTGCATTATTAGCACCGAAAATCGAATTAGCGTTTGATGAACGTCGTATCATTTGGGGCGACAATCCAATTATGAGATGGTATGCAAATAATGTCTTGGTTAAGTTTGACCCAAAAGGAAACAAGCAATATCGCAAAAAAGAAGCAGTTAAACGTAAAACAGATGGTTTTATGATGTTCTTGTACTCTGTATGGGCTTCAAGGGATTTAGATGATACAGATGTTAGCGAAACTTTAGATGCATTAGAAACACTTGATTTTTAGCTTAGAGAGGGGGTGTTAAGGTGAGTTGGTTAGGAAGTATTTTTCAGCGCAATAAAGACATACCTTCCTCTTACTCTGTGGAAGACGAAATATTCGGTTATGAAGTTGAAGAAAGAGCGTATTTAAAGCAATTAGCGTTGGAGATTTGCATTAATTTTATGGCCAGAACAGTTGCACAAGCAGATTTCCGTATTATGCAAGACAAAAAACGTATTCGAGATGACTGGGATTATTTATTAAACATCCGTCCAAATACAGACTCGAGCGCTTCGGATTTTTGGCAGGATGCTGTTTATAAGTTAATTCATGAACGAGAAGTTTTAATCGTGGTAAGTGATTCGGATGATTTACTTATCGCTGACAGCTTCATACGAGAAGAACGAGCTGTTTACCAAGATACATTTAAAAACGTAACAGTGAAAGAATTCACATTCAAGCGAACCTTTAGTATGGATGAAGTGATTTATTTAACTTATAACAACGAAAAGTTATCACGCTTTATGAATGGCATGTTTGAAGATTTTACACAGCTATTCAGTCGGATGGTTGAGACAAGTATGTTTGCGAATCAAGTTCGTGCTACAGCTGGAATGGATACAACTCAAAAACTCGACGAAGAAAATCTTGGTAAGCTACAAAGTTTCATCGATAGGATGTTTAATGCGTTTCGTAAAAATGCATTCGCAATCGTACCGAAGTTAAAAGGCTTCGAATATGACGAGATTACAAATGGTTCAAATGGCGGTCGTTCAATTGATGACATTACTAAAGTGCTTGATAAAGCTATTGATTACGTAGCAGAGTTACTAGGTATTCCGCCAGCAATTTTACACGGTTCGTTGTCTGATTACGAAACGGCTTTAAAATCATATATCAAATTTACCTATAATCCATTACTCAAGAAAATTAGTGATGAATTAAATGCGAAGCTGCTAGGTAAAAAAGAATATCAATCTGGCAAACGAATCGAAGTTTTTGGTATTCAAGTGAAGTCTGTAACAGAAAATGCAGAGGCCGTTGATAAATTGGTTGCATCGGGAGCTTATAACCGAAATGAAGTACGAGAAAAATTTGGTGATGAACGTGTTGATGATCCAGAGCTTGATAAATATGTGATCACTAAAAACTATCAAACTGTAGAAGACAAATCGAAGGGAGGTGAAAATCAGTGAAGGTAAAACGTTTATTCAATTACAAAAATGCTCAATTCGATGATGAATTAAAAAATGTACCACATAATTTCGCGGTAAAACATGATGAAGAGGCAAAAACTTCTGAACTCACAATTTACGGTGTTATCGGTGAGTCGTGGTGGAACGAGAAATGGACTTCTGCTATTGATGTAGACAATGCTTTAAAAGAAGCTGGTACAAATAATCTTGTTATTCGATTAAATTCTCCAGGCGGAAGCGCATTTGACGGTATTGCAATTTATAATCGTCTAATGAACTACAAAAAGGAAAATGATGCTAAGATTACAATTCATGTTGATGGTTGGGCATGTTCAGCTGCGTCAGTAATCGCTATGGCAGCTGATGAGTTAATTATGGGCCTTGGTGCCATGATAATGATTCATGAGGCGTCTAGTGGCGTTTGGGGTGCTAAAGGTGATTTCCGAAGTGAAGCTGATCTATTAGAAGAGCTTGAAGAAGGTATCATTGATATTTACATGACAAAAGCAACTGTAGACCGAGAAGCAATTCGCGAAAAGGTGGATGCTGAAACATGGTTTGGAGCCTCAAAAGCTATCGAAATTGGATTTGCCACTTCTGCTACCACATCAACTGTGGAGGACAACAAAGACAAGGAAATCGCTAACTTGAAAAATCAAATGCAAGACATGAAAAATCAAATTGAAAATTTAACAAACCAACAAAAACAGGAACCAACGCCAGAGCCGGTACAACCGACTAACAAGCGTAAAGGGTTCCTTTTTTAATACAAAAATTAGGAGGTAACCAATAATGGTTATGAAATTAAACAATCACACTGACGCTTACGAAAAAGCGAAATTAAATTACGCTAACGTGGTAAAAAACGAAGAATCCACGCCAGAGCAAGTTGAAGAAGCTTGGGTGAATATGCAAGATGCATTAGTGAATTCTTTAACGACTCAAATTACAAACGAAGTAGCTAACAACACGATGGATCAAGTGATTCTATCGAATCGTGGAGCAGATGTAATGACTGCAGAAGAAACAAAATTCTTCAATGTTGTTGTTTCTGACGGTTTCCAAGATGAAATTGTTCTCCCATATACGATTGAAGAACGTATTTATGAAGACCTAACAAGTGACCATCCACTTTTATCTGTAATCAACTTCCGTAACTTAGGGACGATTACATTAACTGCTATTACATCGGAATACGAAGGTGCGGCTGTATGGGGTCCTATTTTCGGAGACATCAAAGGTCAATTGAACGCGGCATTCAAGCAAGAAAAAATCGCGCAATCTAAATTAACAGCATTTGTTGTATTGCCGAAAGACCTTGCCAAATTCGGTCCTAAATGGGTAGCAGCTTATGTACAAACACAAATCACAGAAACGTATGCAGTGGCATTGGAAAATGCGGTTATTAACGGTGCTGGTCCTACAAAAGAAGAACCGATTGGTTTAATTCGTGATTTAGCGGCGGCTGTAGATCCAACTAAAGGACATGCGAAAAAAGCGGCAGCAGGGGAATTGACATTAGCTGACCCAAAAACAATCATTAAAGAATTTGCTGAAATTGGCAAAGAATTATCAGAGAAAGAAAACGGCAAGCCTTTAAACGTTAGCGGAAAGGTCGCACTAGTGATTAACCCTGCTGATGCTTGGGATTTAAAAGGTGACTTTACTATCCAAAACTCACTAGGTGATTACATTACAAAACTTCCTTACAATTTCATTCTTATCGAATCAGAATTTGCTACAAAAGGTGAGTTAGTTGCATTTGTAAGTGATCGTTACGATGCGTACCGTGGTGGCGGCATTGAGGTTACAGAATATAAAGAAACGTTAGCTGTGGAAGATTGCAATTTACACATTGCTAAAACATTCGCCTTTGGTAAGCCACGCGATAACAAAGTAGCAGCGATTTACACATTACCGGTAACTCCTTAATCTTAAGGGGTTTCCACTTTTAGGAGGGATAACAGTGTATAAAGTAGTCCGAAATTTCAAGGATAAAGATGGTCGATTTTATCGTGAGGGTGACGTTTTCCCTGCACCTGACGCGAGAAAACAAACAGCTACACGCCTTAAAGTATTGTCGTCCACAAACAATTCATATGGTCAGATTTTCATTAAGAAAAACGAAGTGCCAAAAGAGAAGTAGGTGAGTTAAATGAATGAAATCACAGAAGAACTTTTAGCTGAATTTAAAGAGCGTATGAAGTTAAGTGATGATGAGGATGACAATTTAACTCGTATTTTAAAAGCATCTGTAGAGGACTTACAAGCCATTTGCGGTGATTATGATATAAACACTAGCGAACGCTTTAAAGAGCTTGTATTCGAACGCTCACGCTATGCTTATAACGATGTATTAGAGTATTTCTTCGATAATTTTTTAACGCAGATTGTAAATTTATCTTTAGCTAAAGCGATGGAGGAAAAAGACGAATGAAGCGTATTCCAAAGCCGATTGTTGAAGCACAAAAATTAAACACTGGAGAAATGCGAAATAAGATTGAAATTCAGGAATACATCGAATCGGTAAATGAAAATGGTTACCCAATTGAGGAATGGACAACAAAGCATATATTGTGGGCAAAAATCAAAACGGTTAAAGGTTCTGAGACAATTTCCGCGTCCGCTGAGATCAACACCAACACGTACCGTTTTATAGTTCGCTATACACAAGGATTGAATGCGAAACAGCGATTGATATTCAGAGGACAACATTATGATATCCAGGCGGTATTGAATGATGACGAGGTAATGAATACACAGACGATTATCGCAACAATTCAGAATCAGTAGGTGATAGTATGAGTGGGTTTGATATTGAAATGCTTGGACTACAGGAATTACAACAAGAAGTACAACGTCGATTAAATCCAGAAAATATTGTTGATCCAGCATTGCAAAAAGGGGCAGAGCATTTACGAGAACTGATAAAAATGAAGATGGAACTATATCGATTGGGGTTAGTAACCAATCAACAGACGCCTTCTACCTCTACTTCCACGAATGGGGCACATCAAAGATGCGTGCTCGTCCATGGATGCGTCCTACATTCGAACGTGAAATGAATCGTATTATTGAAATTATGAAAAATGAATTAAAAGTAAGGATGAGGCTATGAGTATTAATAAAATTATTCGTGATGCCTTGTTACCTTTAAAGGTGCCAGTCATGTATATGACGTATACAGGCACCGAAACAACTTACATTACCTTCTTTAGATATAACGAACGAGGAGCGTTACAGGCTGACGATACAGAGCAAATGACACGCCATTTAGTTCAAGTTGATATTGGGGGTAAGGGAGATATAGAAGCGCTCACAGAGAGCGTAAGAGACCAATTACAAGCGATAGGATTTGTGAGGAATTCCTTTTTCGAAGATTACGAGAAGGAGACCAAGATATATCACAAAGCCTATCGTTTTTATTATGACATTAACAAGGAGGCTATTTAATTATGGCAGGAGTATTAATCGGTTTATCGGATATTCATTACACAAAAATTAAGCCAGGGGGTACAGATGCAACAACAGCATTTGCTAATCCAATCCAAAAACTAGCTAAGGCAATCGAGGCTAAAGTTACACCAAAAACTTCTAACACTGTTTTATACGCTGATGATGGTGCTGCAGAGTCCACTTCAGCAGAAGGTGAAACGGAGATCGAACTAAAAATTGATGCATTGGCTAACGCAGTTTATGCTGACATTTTAGGTAAAGAAACAAATGAAGATGGTGTTGTTATTGACGCATCTGGTGATGTAGCACCTAACATTGCATTAGCATTCCGATGCTTGAAATCAAACGGCAAGTACCGTTATATCGGTATTACAAAGGCAACTTCCAACTACCTGAAGAAAACTATAAAACTAAAGGTGAAAGCGTTGAGTACAATACACCATCAGTAAAAGGAGTATTTGTTAACTCTGACATCGTTAAAAACTCTAAAGGTGAAGGCATTAAGCGTATGTTTGTGGACGAAGATGACACTGGTGTTGATGCATCAGTTATTGAAAATTGGTTCAAAAAAGTATACACAGGTGCAACAACACCTACACCTTAATACAAAAAGTTTAAGAGGGCGATTAATCTCGCTCTCTTTTTATTATGCAAATTTAATTAAAGGGAGCGATTTTAATGGCTAGTAAAGCACAAGAAATGAAAGATGAAGGCGTAAAAATCACGTTAGGAAATAAGGAATTTGAAGTACGTTTTGACTTAAACGCTTTATGTAATCTGCAAGAGAAATTTGGAGATTTTACGAAAGCTTTCGATGGATTAGAAAAGCAAGATTTTAAAAAGATTCGAGCATTATTACATGTTGGATTGGCGAATGGTGAAAACATCGATATCACCGAAAAAGAAGTTGGTGCATTAATCAACATGAAAAACATAACAACTGTAACTGATGCACTAACACAAGCATTTGGTAATGCTATGCCATCCACAGATGAAGAGGGAAAGTAAACGATCCGCAAGGCGATAAAGAGTTGCCAGCGGATTTTTTTATATACATCGGAACTGTCCATTTGAAGATGGATGAAGAAAAAGTGTGGAGGACAACACCACGAAAGCTTCTAGCCCTATGGGATATGCACAGTATTCACAAAGGTTGGAAGAAGAAAGAAGAAGAGCAAGTACCACGTGCTTATGCAGACCAAGTCCAGTGGTAGAAAGATGGTGAAATGAATGGCAGAAGTAGGCGATTTAAAGGTCAAATTGTCATTAGATAATGCACAGTTTGACCGTTCCGTTAAAAGCATGAACACAACCCTAAAAGCAATGGGCCAAGAGATACGAGGGCTTCAAAACAAAGGTAAAGAATGGGGTTCCTCAATTGATGGTTTACGCCAAAAGCAAGATGCATACGGACGATTACTAGAAGGTCAGAAAACAAAAGTAAAAAAACTTGCTGAAGAATACCAAAAAGTAAAAGCAGAACAAGGTGAACATGCTGATAAGACACAAAAATTAGCAGAGCAATATAATCGTGCAAATGCTGAAATGACACGCACTGAAACTGAATTGAAAGCTATTTCAGCTGAATTAAGGAAACAAGAGGCTGAACTCGCTAGGTCACAATCCAGTTGGAACAAGATTGGTAATGCCGCTAAACAAGCTGGCGACAAAATGAAGGCTGTTGGCGACAAAATGAGAGACATTGGAAGAAGCATGTCCATGTATGTCACAACTCCATTAGTAGCAATGGGTGCTGGCGTTGTTAAAATTGGTATGGATTTTGATAAACAAATGTCTAAAGTATCAGCTGTCAGCGGTGCTACTGGAGCCGATTTCGATAAATTAAGAGGTCAGGCTCAAGAACT